TGATCCCAATGAGATATCATTCTGTTGCCCATTCTGTGATGATATTAAATTTCATCTATATGTAAATACTAAGAAGCATGTATATATATGTCATAAGTGTGGGTCTTCTGGTAGAACTAATGTAGTTACAGATATGATGGAAGCAGTACATTTAGCTGAATTAGATAAACATGAAAAGGAAGTTGAGATAGTTCCAGTTAAACTACCTCCAGCTTATAAGGAGTTATTAACTCCTACTGCTCTAGATTATCTAAAACATAGAGGGATATATGAGTCAGACGTTGCTAGGCACAAAATCTACTGTGCTGCTCCTCATACCCTGTACTTCGGACGTGTTATCATACCTAACAAAGCAAGAGCAGGATATTGCAGCTATTTTGTTGCCAGGGCATATACTAAAATCAAGTGGCCGAAATATATCAATCCTCCTAATCCAAAAAAACTTTTATTTCTCTCTCCCAAAGGAGAATATAGTGAAAGGTTTTCTAGGTTATGGGCTGACAATGAATTAATGTTAGTGGAAGGTCCATTTGATTATTTAAAAGCTAGTAGGCATGGTCCCACAGCAGCATTGTTGGGAAAACAATTATCTAATGAACAAGCTAAAGAAGTAGTAACTCTATTCAGTAAAGTTTATATCATGTTAGATCAAGGAGTTAAGGAAAGTTTAGCTGCGATTAATATAGCTAAGATGATTGGACCTCATGTTGAAACTTTAATATTGAATTGTCCAAAGAAGGACCCTGGGATGATGTTACCAACTCATTTCAGAGACTTAATGGAAAAGATAAATGGGTGAGATGGAATTAGATGAAGCTCTCAAAAGAGCAGCTAATATAATCAAGTTAGATGAACAAGCTACTTATCATGGATTAAAGTGTGTATCTTGTGGTAAAAGAAATACAAAGGTGTATCCACATAAAGTGAAATGTATGTCATGTGCAACTGAGTTTAGTATGAAAGATTGGTGGGATAACACTAATGTCTAAATTTAGAATTTTAGTTACTGGAAGTAGAGAATGGGGTGAGTTTGACATAATAGAAAGAGAATTAACTGATTACTATAATCTTTATAAAGGAGAAATAATTATTATTCATGGGGAATGTCCAACTGGAGCAGACAAGGCTGCGAGTATGGTTTCAGAGAAATTAAAATGTCCTGAAATAAAGTTTCGTGCTAATTGGAAAAAGTGTGGTCGAACAGCAGGGCCAATAAGAAATAAAGAAATGCTTGATGAAACTAAGCCCGATATGATTTTAGCTTACCCTTTAAGAAGTTCAGTAGGAACTAAACACATGATAAGGGTTGCTAGAGATATGCATATCCCTATATTTGTATGGATGAAAAATGAATACAAGGAATTCTAATTGTGTTCTATGTCCTCTCCATGAAGGAGTTAATACTGTTTGTTTGTGGGGAAGAGGTAATCTAAATGCAGATATTATGTTTGTTGGAGAGGCACCTGGAGCCGATGAAGATAGATTGGGGGAACCTTTTGTTGGGGCAGCCGGGCAAATACTTACCAATATTCTCAAAGAGTTTAAAATTGAACGGAAAAAAGTATACATTAGTAATTCTGTCAAATGTAGACCTCCTAATAATAGACGACCAAGAATTAAGGAAGTACGAGCCTGCACTCACTATCTTTTATCCGAGATTAATCAAGTAAAACCTAAACTTATTATTGCTCTTGGACAATTAGCTGGATCAACTCTTTTAGATCAAGCAGATTTTAGAGTGACAGTTAGTAGAGGTAAAGTATTTTATTCTTCATATCCAGAAGCGGAAGGTATACCTATTGTAGTTACATATCATCCAGCAGCTATTAAGAGAGACAATACTTTAATTGAATCTGTATTCCAAGATTTTAGTTTCTTTATGGATATATTAAAGAATGGAATTAAAGAGAGGAAGAAATGTGTCTATAAGAAGGGTGTTAGTCAAGTTAAAAAAAGAGCATCTATTGATTTGGAGACTACAGGACTTAATCCTTTTAATCCTGGGTCTAGCATTATTTGTGTTGCTACTACTAACAGAAGTCATTCGGGGTATTGTACTACTCATATTGAAAAAGTAAGAGATATAGTAGCAAATCCAGATATCCTTAAAATAGGCCACAATATCAAGTTTGACATCAAATGGTTTGTAACTCATGGTTTCAAATTTAATGGCCAAATTCACGATACGATAGTTGGAGAACATTTACTGAATGAAAATCTTCCCAGTTATGGCTTAAAAGAATTAGCTGCCGTTTACACCGACATGGGAGCTTACTCAGCGAAGCTGGAGCGACAGCTAGAGCTTGTAGGCCACGATCCTAGCAAGGTACCCATCAGTACCCTCATGGACTACTGTTCGCAGGACGTAGATGCTGCCATGCGGTTCTACAAGGCTCAGATTCCAAGGCTTAAAGAGGAAGGATTGATGCCCCTCTTTGGATTAACTATGGAGGGGGAAATGGTAATGGCAAGAGCGGAAATAAGAGGAGTTAACATAGATAAAAAAAGACATGAAGTATTACACAATAAATATGAAACTAGAATTGATGAACTTCGAGAAGAGATTAAATCTATTTGTGGAACGCAATTGGATAATCCAAATTCAGGAGTACAATTAGCCAAAGTTCTGGTAGGAAAAATGGGTTTGCCGGCACTTAAAAGAACTAAAACTGGAAAAGTTAGTGTAGATGAAGAAGCATTAAAGAAGATGTTGAAATATGATAGGAAAGGAATTATCAAACTCATTTTAAGATACAGAAATCTAAGAGGAGATTACACAAAATACTTAACTCCAGCTAGAAAAATCTGGCAAGAAGATGGAAGAGTTCATTGTGAATTTAAAATCCATGGAACTAAAACTGGAAGATACAGTTGTAAAAATCCAAATCTTCAACAAGTTCCTAGAGAATCACAAATTAAATCCATGTTCATATCCACACATAAGAATGGGAAAATTCTACAAGTAGATTATGACCAAGGAGAATATAGATTACTTGCACACCTATCTCAAGATAGATTTCTTTTATCTGCATTTGAATCAAAGGAAGATATTCACAAGAGAACAGCTTCCCAATTATTCAAAGTTAAGTATGAGAATGTTACAGATAAACAGAGATATGATGCTAAACAATTAAACTTCTCAATTATATATGGTATGGGAGTAGAGAGATTTGCGGCAGCTACTAAAATGAGATTAGATGATGCTTCACATTTCATGCAATCTTATAAAGATGCCAGACCTGGAGTAAAGCAATATATTTTAGATAGAGAGAACGAGATTCTTGAAAGAGGGTATGTAGAAAATCTGTTTGGGAGACGTAGAAGAATTCCAATCATTGATCTAGATGATAAGAGAGAAGTCAAGCATGCTCAGAGACAAGCTGTAAATGCACCTATTCAATCAGCACTACATGATATTAATATCTTGGCTACAACTTTGTTAGATAGATCAATACGAAATAAAGGATATACCAGTAGAATTATTTTAGTAGTCCATGATTCAATTGTCCTGGATTGTCCTAATGAGGAGGTTAATGATATCAAAAAACTAGCCAAGGAAATTTGTGAGAATCTACCTACTTCAGCTTATGGATTTGAGTTAACTGTTCCCATGAATGTATCTATTGGTGTTGGTTCTAACTGGAAAGAGGCAAGTGAAAATGATTAAGAATAAGAAGAGGGCTGTAGTTAGTAGTGGTGACGAGGATGAAACTCCAAAGAAGAAAAAGAAAGTTCCAATGCGTACAGATATTAATACTGCTCGCAGGGTATTTGCAGGATTAGATGATGCTGGTAAATTCTGGAAACCTAAGTCTGGAAATAATATTATTCGTATCCTTCCTTCCAATAGAGAAGATGGGAATTTTGCATACCATTCTCTTCTTCATCATGGATTCAAAGTTGAGGGACAAAATAGAGCTTTCCCTTGTCTTTCAGTATTCAAGAAAGAATGTCCTGTATGTAAGGTAATTTCTTATCACGACTCTGAGAATGATCCTGATATCCAAGGTGCTATTAAAGATTTAGCTATTCGTCATTCCTATTTAATGAATATCCTAGATCGTGCTTCTAATAATCCAAAACCTACTATTTATTCTGCCCCTAAAGGTATCATGTCCCATATCATGTCTTTTATTAATGATGAAGAGTATGGGGATATTACTGATCCTGAAGAAGGTAGAGACTTCAAGTTTGAGCGTAAGGGCGAACTGTTAATGACTAAATATCTTAACCCTAGAGTGAGTCCTAAACTTTCCCCTATTGGGGTGGATAATTGGCAAGAAGGAATGTTTGACTTGGAAAAGGAAGCGTATGGTAGAGAAGTTCCAACATATAAAACTTATATTAAATATTTGGAGAATACTTTTGGGAATATTCTAGATATTGATGCTGCCCTTGAGCTAGAACATAAAGAAGATGAAGAGGAAGAGGTTGAAGAGAAGCCAAAGAAAAAGAAGAAGAAGACAAAGCCTGTTGAGGATGATGATGTGGAATCAGAGGATGATATTGAGGATTCAAGTGGAGATATGGATTAATGGATATCAAATCACTTATTCTTAAGCAGGCTAGAATATTAAAGAAAGTTAAGAAAAATAGAGAAGAGGATTATAAACATTTTCGAGCTTCAGAAGCAGGGCATTGTAAGAAACAGATTCTTCTAAGAAAACTTAATGTACCATCAACAGCAGAGAAACTGGATAAGATAAAGGAAGCTAATCTTGAAATGTTATTTAATGATGGGAAATATCACCAAGCAGCTATTACTGATTATCTAAAACAAGTTCCAGGACTTCATATAACTAATATTGAAGAGGGGAATTTAATTAATGTGAATGTTAATTAACAAGTGTGTTTTGTGGAGTCAAGGCCTGTAGCCCGCATGGAGCGACGCGTAATGCGGGAATTGCTGCTCCCGGATTTCGCCATAGCGCGTTGAAGACGCGCGTAACCCGCGCTTAT